ACGGCTTGAAGAAGATGGCTGGTATCATGTGAAAACGACAGGAGATCATTACCAGATGAAACACCCTACCAAGCCGGGAAAAGTCACAATCGTCCATCCGGCAAAAGATTTCAGTATCGGGACGTTAAGAAGCATTAAAAAACAAAGTGGGGTGAAATTGAGGTAGCTGAGGGAGGGGGAAAACCTCCCTCCCGCCACAATTTCAACCCGCACAGGAGAAAATATATGTATTATCCGGCCACATTTACACCGCACACTGACGGAACGGGACGCTATGATGTGACCTTTGCCGATTTGCCCGGCTGCGTATCGCAGGGGGCATCCCTTGAGGACGCTATCCGCATGGCGCAGGAAGCCTTGGGGCTTCACATCGGCAGTATGGTTGAAGACGGCGATACGCTTCCTGAACCCTCAAGCCTTGAAGGGGCACGGAGAAAGGACGAACAGGAAGCAAAGGAAGAAGGATACGCAATTCCTGACGGAACCCTGTATCAGTTCGTAGTCGCTGACGTGAAAAAGAAGGAAGCGGCACCGATCAGACTATCCATTTCACTCAAACCCGTCATCGTCGAGCGTATCGACAGCGTGGCCGCAGAGCTTGGGCTTACCCGTTCCGGGTTGATCGCCGTCGCTACCCGCGAGTATTGCAACCGTATGCAGGCATAAACCGCCCTGCAATCAATAACCTGAATCCCCCGCACTGCCGGGGGATTCTTTGCTTCTGGCCTCCTGCCACAGATAGAGTCGGTTCAATTCCGCCCTGTATCGGGTGATCTCCCCTTTTTCATCACGGTCAACGACTATCGGGGCATCCGCCGCAACCCATTTCCGCACCTGCTCACAACCGACGCCGAACGCCCGGCAGATTTCCGACATGCTCCGCAGCACCACGGGGACATAATTGACGGACACCGGAATCACAGGCCGCTCCCGTACTTTTGGCGGTTCATCCCCTGCTCATAAACCTTGATGCCTTCCTGCATCCCCCACCTGTACGCCGCCACGCCCACGGCAGCCCCGCACAAAAAGACTATCCCGAAAATCATCCTTCTCGCCTCCTTTTCCCCGCCGACGCGCCGCCATTGGCGCATCAAATTGCAGCGACAGCGCCACCATACGCGACTGGCTTCTCAAAATCCATCATGCCGGAACACATACCGCGCCTTCCATGCTCTCGGCCATATCCAGCAAGAACTGCGGGACGGGCAGGCCCCGCGAACGCCGGATTTGGAAAAGCCCTTTCAAACCATCCCGCCACCGGGAATCCTCCTCGGCGGTCATGCGGGAAGTCCGGCGCGTGGGCGGCATGGCTTCAAGCCTTGCCCGTTCCGACGTTCCGGGCGGGGGCAGAGGCCTCCCTTCCGGCATGGGCGGCGCTGCGGGCGCTCCTTCCCTTGCGCCCTGCCCCCCATGTCGGACGGTAGCGCACCTCCCGGCATCAGTACGGGCTCTACCCTCGCCAGCCGCAGGCGGCAAGGAAGAAGCCCCACCAGCCTCAAAATCCTCCCACCGCCGCCCTTGTAACCAGTTCTCGGCGTACATGCGTATCCTGCCTTTCACCCTTGCGGCCAATTCTTCATGCTCCGCAGCCGCAGCACTGGCAGCACGGATGATGACGGGCACCAACTCAGGGGCCTTGCGCGTAGCCGCAAGCCACATATCCGCCGCTTCCGCCTTCCCGCGCCGGTAGCCGTAGGCATCCCAGAACGCCTCGAAGTCGGCAAGAGCCTGCCCGGAAAGCCGACGCCCTTTTGCCGAGACGTAAAAAGGCTGTCCGCCGTCAACGCCGCTCCGCGATGGGCGACGCGGGACAGGGGCAACGCCCTGAACCGCCGAAGCCTTGCCTTCCGGTTCCGGCACGGCCTCCCTTCCCCCTCCCGATGTGCCGGGCAAAGGTACGGCTTTCCCCTCTCCCATCGCATCGGGGAAAGCGCCCTCACTCACAGCCGCATCGTCCGATGCGGAAGAGAGTTCTTTTCTTGCCTTCTTATATTCTTTGATCGTGTCGGGCGGTTGTAAAGCCGGTTGTTCAGACGGTTGTTCAGCAGATGAACAGCCAGCTTTACAACCGGAGGCATCCGATGACTGATACCGCGCCCAGTTCGTCACCGTGATCAGCGTGTACCTGTTCCCAACACTGCGCCGGGTCAAGAATCCATCCTGCTCCAGATCATCAAGGATAGACAAAAGCGTCGTTCGACTGAGCTGGCATTCCTCGGCCAGATACGCACCGGAAAAGGCGAACTGCCCGGCCTTCAGCTCGTCGCCGCGATAGTAGCAATCCTTCCAAGCCACCTTGAGCAAAATGGTCAACATGACCCCGCGATGCAAGGCCCCCCGGCTCCACGCCCGGCTATCCTCGGCACATCGCCAACACTTGATAAAGCCGCGATACATCTTACACCGCCTTTCCCTTGACTCTCTGCTGCAGAATCAGCATACTGAACTCCTACGCGATTGGGATGCACTGCATCCCGTATTTCATGGCCTCGCCGTCTGATCCACGGCGAGGTCTTTTCATTCCGCCGGGACAGCCGCGGGCGTCATGCTCATGTGCTTCACCCTGTCCCGCACCTCTGCACGTTTCGCATTGTTGAACCGCTCCACCGTTCCAACCAGATACCCGGTAATGCGACGGATGCGCTCAATCTTCACGCCTTGCCCGACCTTGCCGTTCACGACCGGGAACCCGTTCCATGTCAGCCCCGAATCACCTTCACCGATGCCGCTCATACTGCCCCCAGATAGTTTTCGATGGCTTCCCGCGCCGCCGTCCAGCCCTTGCAGACCTCGACGCGGTACCCTGCCTGACGGAGTGCTGTGATCAGCTCCTTCTGCGTAGCCTGAACCGTCCCCCCGCGCTGGCGCTTCATCTCGATGTACAGGCCGTGGAACCCCTGCCGGGGCGAGGCAAGGAACACGTCGGGGACGCCCGCCACCACGCCCTCGGCCTTCAACCGCGCCCCGGTGATCTTGTCCCGGCGCCCGCCGTTGGGGATGTGGTACATGACGAAGTGCCGGGCATACGGCGTTCGCTGCCACCAGTCGAAAAGGGCTTTCTGCTCTTCCGACTCGGGAGGGCAGGAGGGCCGCTTCTTCGCCTGTGCCGGGGGCGGCATCACCTTCCTGCCCGTGCAATGGTCGAGGAATTCTGCAAAGGTGCAGGTATCGCTCATTGCGTTGCCTCCCCCGGAGTCCTCGGCTGCTTCAGGATGCGCCATACCTGCCGCTCGGAGAGGCTGTACCTGCGGGCAAGGATGGCAACCAAGGTTCTCTCGCTGTGCCCCCTTCCGGCCAGTTCGTCCCGTTCCATATTCAGGGACGAGTTGCGCTTGTCCAGCATCGCCTGTTTGAGGTTGGGGATGTAAATTGCCCGTCTCGCAAACTCCCGGCACAACGCTGAGGCCGATTCATCCCCCAACGCCGCGCACAGACGCCGATACTGTTTTTTCCCGGCACTCCCGGACGGTATTGCCACGGTCGTTCCCCCAAAGTTCTCGACCAGCCGGAAAACGAACGGCATTCCCAAGCGTTCCGCGACAGAGCGCAAAGGGCCGGATAACGATTCCGCCGTAAGTGCTTCACTCATATATTCTCCTACAGCGCCCGTTGCAGGACGCGCCCAAAGTTCGCCGGAATGGGCAGTGGCTTCCGGCGGTCAAACTGTCCGGTCTGATTGTCCGGTCTCTCGCCATGCCGCCACTTTTCCATGAACGACAAGCCCGCCTTCCAGCCTTCCTCGCGCTGCGCCTGTGTCGGCACGTCAATGACGGGATCGCCAAGCAGGGGTCCACGGGCCGCAACCGGCACAAGCGGGGGCGGTGCGTCCGCCTCGTCCTCCCATCGCCGCCCGGACAGCCACCCGGTCAGCATCTTCGGCGTCTTGCCCCGCGCCACAAGGTCGGGCCTGCGCGCCGCTTCCTGTTGGGCAGCCCGGCAAATAACAGACACAAGGGACTCGGATAGTCCTTTGATGTCCAGAAAGGCGTCCGTAGCCTCGGCCTTCCCGCGCTTGTAGCCGAAGGCGTCCCACACGCGGTTGAACCACGCCAGCCGCTGCCCCGTGATGACACGTTTGGTCGCCGTCCGATACGCCGGTTCAGGTGCGGGCCCCTCCCCGGTAGCGGGTGCGGCAGATCTGGGGGCCTTGTTCGTAACGTGTGTGGAACCTGTGCGCGCCCCTGCGCCTTCCTGCTTTTCCTTCCCCGAAAGGGAAGCTCGCTCCTCCGCTGCATCGGCGGATGCAGGAGGGATTTCTTTTCTTGCTTTCTTCCCTTCTTCTATCGTGTGCGGAACCTGTGCGCCGCTTGTGCGCTCGTTGTGCGGCTGCTGTGCGGCCTCTTCCGTAGCAGACTGGTATAACTGCCAATTCACGACGGTGAGCAGCGTGCATACTTTTCCGAAAGTCTGACGCGAGATGAAGCCGTCATCCTCAAGCGTCGCCAGCATCCGCATCACCTGATACCGCGACAGGTCAAGCTCGCTCGCCAGCGAAGCCCCGGAACAGGCAAGCTGGCCCGGCAGGATTTCCTGCCCGTGAAAGTATCCTTGCTTCCAGTTCGCCTTCTGGAGAAGGGTGATCATCAGCCCACGATACAGTGCGCCCCGGCTCCACGACTTCGAGTCCTCAATCTTGCGCCAGACCTTGAAATAGCCGCCCATACTCACACCTTTCCCTTGACGGCAGACCCGATTGCGGGCATACTGTTTTCAACGTTTTGATGAACTTGCATCATCTTTTCCCCTTTTGGCCCGTTGCTCCACAGCGGGCCTTTTTCATGTTCGCGTGCCGAACCTTCAAGTGGCACTTCAATTCTGTCTCCACACTTCGCGCAGGCCGTCCGATACAGCCAATGGCATCCCTGCTTCGGGCAGGGCCGCAGGTGCGGATATTGCGCGGCGGCTTCCCTGAGCCCTTCCACCGTGAGGAACCCCACGGCCTCGGGCGACGGGATACGGTGGCGGCAACGGATGATCATGACTCCACCATTTTCTTGAACAGGTTGATGAAGTAGATTTGCCCCTTGCCCGTGATCTTCGGCGTGCGGGTGATGCGGCTTTCCCCACTGCTTCCGATGCGGGTGCCCTCCTTGATCTCCATCCATCCGGCATCCATGCTTCTCTGGGTAGGCATGTTGGTCTGGGAACCATCCTTGTGCAGGTAGCCCCTACTCCTGAGCCACTCAAAGAAACGGTTCTGCCCGATGTCGTACCCCGTGGCCTGCTTGATGAGCTTCGCCATTTCCCCCACGAGGATGCTGGTCTTGGCGACCTCGATGGACTCGGCGAAGACCACCTTGGGCTTCACTTCCTCCATCCTCTGCTCCAGCGCGAGGCGGGCTTCATGGGCGAGGCGGCGCTGTTCCTCTTTGTCGGCCCATGCACGGGCCGCAGCCACCGGATCCCCAAAGTTGGGGAGCGCGGAGGCCGAGGAGAGCTCCCGTTCCATCTCGTTGAACCGGGCGATATAGGCCTTCTTCACCCGCATGGCTTCCGGCCCCGTGTACCCCATGACCAGCAGTGTGAAGCCGTCCCGGGTCATGATATACATGGGGAGTTCTTTATTTTGTTCGGATAGATAGGAGGACAGCGCAAAATTGCGCTCTCCAAAGCCGTCCTCATCCGGTTCAAGAAGCTGGCGTATGTCGCGCAAGACGTCCCTGTGGTTTTTCCCAAAGCTCTCCGCGACCTGAAGCGACGTGACCGCGGGCTTGCCGCCATGTACCCGCATCCTGATGGCCATCCCGCTCATCTGGGCCTCCCGTCCAGTACGGGGACGGCCACAAAGCCGTATCCGTGGCGATAGACTTGTCCGCCGGCCAGCGGATCAAGGGCATCCGCCGCTTCATTGTTCCATTTTGCGTTCGCCCTGAATTGCGCCTGAATAGTGGCGGCCTCGGAAGGCGACAGTTCTCCGTCGGCAACGGCGTCCAGAGTCTTTTTGTTCAGGATTCCCGTGTTCTCGGTCGCCTGCATGACCGCACGCGTGAGGTCTTCCGTGGTGGTGATGTTCGTTGCCGGGTGCATGTCCTCGACCTGCGCCGCGATCCAGTCCGCAATGATGGTGTTGCCGAGCGCCCGGCACAGGAGGGGGATGAGTTCGGGGGATGGCGTGTAGTCGTCGTACTTGTTGAAGTATCTGGAAACGGCAGCGGTGGAGAGGGACGAGCGGTTGGCTATCGCCTCGTTGGTCAGCCCGGAACGCTGCTTCGCCGCGTCCAGCGCTTCGTTGAACCCCATGTGCCGCAAGTTCATGCTCATGGTGTGAATCCTCCGTGTATTCATAAATTGCCGGGATTCGGGGTTTCGCCCATCCTGCATTCATGGAAACGGTTCATTTGCTCATCATCCTGCGCGTCCCCGTGTGGCGCGTCCGCATCCTGATCCATGGGGATCCCCGGATACGCTGGCGGGCGTACCGCGTCGCGGAGTACCCGACGCCCGAGGCCGTGGCCCGGCGGTGCGCGGAGGGGCTAGTCTCTGGGCATGAAAACGACAAGCATGACGAGCCCCACGGCAACGGCGAGGAAAAAGTTATTCAGCATGGCTCACCTCTTCGAGTTCGGTGGGAGTGCTGGGGGTGGCTGTGAGGGAAAGGCGAGCCATCGCCGCCCGTAGCGCATCAGCGTTCGAGGAAAGCATATCCTGACGCTCTCCGGACAGAACGCGGGTTACGATTACCGGAGTAACCCCGGCTTCAATGGCAAGCTTCCGTGCGGATAGCTTGTGCCGCTCTAAAAAAAATCTGACTTCAGAAGTAATTTTTGCGTTCATGGGTAGAGCATACCTTATGGTATCATTATTGTAAAGTAATGATACCATATGTGGTATAGACTTTTTACTACCAATTGGTATCACTATAACTATGGAAAACTTTTTTGATTCGGTTCTTCGTGCTTTAAAAAAAGCGGTTGAAGACGCTGGCAGTATCCGAAAGCTTGCGGATCTCAGCGGCGTCAACTCGGTAACTTTGTCGCGCTGGATTTCTGGAGAAAGAAACCCTAGCGTTGTTGAAGTATCTAAAGTTTTTGACACTATAGGACTTACATTCAACTGGGGAGCTCTTGATACCCCGTCAAAAGATGTATGTTTCGTTGATGCAAAGATAGCCCCAGCAGGAGAAGACCTTCCCCCTCCCCCGGATGAAGACTATCTCGCCGTTCCGCTGGTTGAAGAGGTCGGCGCGGGGCCCGGCATTATTCCGCAAAATGAACTCATCTCGTGGTTCCTCGTCTGGCGTCACCAGCGGGCCATTCAACACAAGCGCGACCTCATTGCCGTCATGCTGGGCAAACACTCAACGTCTATGGTTCCCACGCTCAAGCCGCAGGATATTGTGCTGGTGGATAGGCAGGATAAGGACGTGATGAACTTTAAGGGAAGAATCATGCTTGTCCTCGATCCCGCCGACGGCAGCGGAAAGATCAAGCGCGTGGCAGCGGAAAACCAACCGAAGAAAAAGGATTATCGCATCACCTACTATTCGGATAACGCCGCCGAGAATCCCCCCGAGGTCTACAGCCTGATGGAAGACTTCGATGGCGACTGGAACAAGTCCATCGTCGGGCGCGTCGTATGGGCGTGGAGTGACGTAAGCTGCAAATGAAAATCCCCGCCGGAGCGGGGAGGAGTTAAGAATGAAAAATGCCAAAGACTGCCTTGAATTCGTTACGGTCGGGGACGAATACTTTTTTGATTTTACATGTCCTGATTGTGGAAAGGTCACAAGGCTTGACCCAGATGACTATACAGAACACGGTGTATTTACCTGTGAATGCGGGTTAAACCTTCGACTTGAAAACCACATTAAGTCTGATCTCGCGAAGATGGAAAATGAGCTCCTCAAAAGCTTGCAAGACGGATTCAAGTCCGCAGGGTTCACAGTGAAGCTTTAGTTTTTCAATGAAATGCTGGCATTTTTCTTCAATCTGCTGTTTGTCCAGATCGTGGACATCCAGCCCAACACTATATGCCTTATCTTTTTTCATATGAATGTTCCTCGCATCACCTACATAGATTGATAGTTGTTTAGGATAACCAATATCTCTATCCCTGTTTTTTCTTGGGAGATGCGCCCTTCCTCGTCGAGATTGAATGATACATGGATATTGTGAGCCAGCATATCAGTTCCTTTCTTGTGTTTGAAAAATTCGAGATCAGCTTGGATCACTTTAAGAACTTCTGACATTTTAACATTTTTGATATTGTCCATAGTTTTCTCCCCGCCCCTCCCCATGAGGGGCTTTTTTGTGTCCTGCCGGGCGTGTTCGCCGATGCCGTTTGGTGTCGGCGGTTATTGTTTTACTTCATGTGATACCATTTGTAAACTTTATGCTTGACGTTGTGTTTCCATTTGGTATTATGGACTCACGACGAACGGGGAAGGCGAGCGGCGCGGCAACGGCCCGCTGAAAGCTGGAACCGGACGGAGGAAGCCCCAACAAGTACGAGCACGGCAAGCGCAAGCCTTTGGGAGCGGGAAGCACGCGACGGCAGGAAATGGGGTGATGTGAAGACAGGCCGCGTAGGGACGGCGGGACGGGGATGGAGTGAGCCGGGATTGACCGGTTAAAGCGACAGGCCATGAAACCATCCGAAAAAGCCGGGAGGAGCAGCCCCGGCATGCGAAGGTGTGACGAGCGCCGGGCCGTAATGCATGATAAAAAACGACAAGTTACCACATAGCACGAGGTGAGTACGAAAAATCGTACTCTTAAACCATGCTTGAACGTATCTGGTAAGAGTGGGGAAGAAAAAGGAAGAAGGATTCACTTTTAGGATGAAATTAGATAGAGAACAAAATACTTCATATCTATTAGGAGCATAGAGCTCACCGGAAAAGGGAAGCTTTATAGTCTGTTAGTACAAAAAACTACAGGAAAAATCATGAGCAAACTTCTTGAATCCGTCCACACTCTTGTCATTGATGGCGATATGCCTGCAAAGGCAATAGCATCCGCCATTGGAAAACCCTACTCGACTCTGCTCAGGGAGTGCAACCCCTATGGCAAAGGTGCAAAACTCAGCGCAGAGACGTTCATGGCAATCCTCAAAGCCACAGGGAACATCCAGCCTCTTGAACTCATGGCGCGAGAACTCGGTTACAAGCTTATTCCTATCGATCGATGATCCTTGCATAAAAGGGGCGGCGGATCTCCCGTCTCCCCAACCCATGCGTGGACCTGAGGCGTATGGAGATGTGCGCCCCCGGCGGGGATTGGCTCCGCCGGGTTTTGTGGAAAGGAATCAATTTGTGCGCAACGCATACAAAAACTCTATATTTAACTTAACTGTTTATATTTAACATCTAATTGACACAAAACCACTTTTTTTGTTTCTGCTAGCAAGCAGCGGCAAGCTTCTAGGGAAGTTCGGCGGCTACCAACTCTTGGAGGCGGTTTTACGGAACCGCAAACAGCGGCAAGCTTCTAAAAAAGTTCGGCGGCTCTACTATAGGCGGTTCTTCGGAGCCGCCTTTTTTCATGTCCAAGGCACGGCTCAACGGTGTAATCATTTCAGTTTTTACATCTTGCTCAAGAACTCAAAAAGGAATCAAAATCCTTTTTGAGCTTTGAGGTTTCGCGCCCAGCTCGAAAACGGCATCACAAGCGCGGCCCGATCCTATCGGGCATCCCTCCCCCTGTTCCCCCGGCGGCGGTCGGCGTTGTTCACGTCCGGGCGCGGCGTCGGGAGCGGGTTCCTCGGGGCTGGTTGTCGAAGAGCCTCCAATCGGTGACAAGTCGTCACCGGTTGCTGTCGTCTTGCTTTTACGATACATAGTTCAGCGAGTCAAGAATTCCGTTAGAAAACACTCGCACCGAACTTGGTATGGTATTCTGTATCCAAAGGAGGTGCGCTATGAAGGATGACAGCATCGTGGATATCGAGAGAAAAGCCATCGCGTATTTGGATAAAATACGTCAAGAAGAGGGCATCACAGAAGCAGAATGGGGAAAACGAGCTTTCCCAGAAGCAAAAAATAGTAGGGTAAAAATAAATTCATTACGCATACCTAGAACAAACACAGGAGAACCTTTGCGGCTTCGTCTGGGGGATTTTTGTGCAATGTGTCATGCTCTAGGGAGGAACCCCGCGCAAGAACTCCTTATCTTATGGGGACAGGCAGACACGATAAACCCTGAATAACGATCTAGGGAGTTCGCTACATTTCAGGCCATCGGCATAATCTGGTGGCCTATTTTTTTGTAAAAATATGTAGCAAAAGAGTTGACGAAAGATATATAGTGTAGCATTCTGTCTTTGCCAACGGAACAGCCGGAGGCAAGGACAGTAGCCCTGCGGGGTTGGCCCCAGAAATCAGGCCGCGCGGCGACCGAGTGCGAAAGCAGGGGAGTAAACCTGAAACTCAGCCCCTCGACACATGCCGGGGAAATGGCTATCTTGGAATGAGAGGTGGGGAATGAACAAGCAAACGATATCGAAACTTGCCGATTTCCTCTTCAACTGCACGGTTGCCAGTATTGCCGTAAGCGTATTTGGAGACAAACCGTGGGGAGCGGCTGTAGGTGTAGTTTCCTTCTTGGGAGCCATAGTCCTCTGCCACTTTCTTGGAGGTGACGAATGACAGGTTGGATCATCTGGTTGGCGGTCATTATTGCCGCAACAGGCTATGGAATTTATTTGGGCACGAGGAAGCGCAAGCACTCCTAACCCGCACAACACGTTGACCGAATCAAGGCGACTCGAAAGAGCCGCCTTTTTTCACGCCTAGCCCCATCGAAAAGCCCGGAACCAACCGGGCTTTTTCATTGGGTTTGGGACGCCAAGCCAAACATCAAAACGAGGGTATTTCCATGTGTTACGGCACGAACTGCGGACGTGAGGGGGCCTTTGGAACCTGCTATCACCCGGAAGACTGCATCATGCGCGCCATTGAGTGCGACGCGGAAGAAAACCTTGCCGCGCGGCTGGCACGCGACACGGCCCTGAGCCGGGAGCATTTCCCTTGCCCCAACTGCCTTGAGCAGGGCGAACGCCACAGCCTCACCTGTGAAAACGGCCTGTTCACCTGCCCGGAATGCGGCGGGGAATGCGACGCGGCGGAACTCATCGCGCTCTATGATGATATACGCGCCGGGCATGTTTCCGATGCCGAAGTCGTCGGCCTGTGGATTGAAAAGCTCGACGCAAGGAGGGTCGCATGAGCGCCGCCATCTTCTGCCCGCACTGCAAGCTCAAGTACGACAAGGCCGTGAGGCTCAGGAGGCACCGCGACTTCTGGATCTGCTCGTCCTGCGCGGAATACTACACCGCCGAGACGCTGGTCACGGCGTGCGAGAACGCCGCACGGTCGTTTCTGGCAAAGGCCAACTACCTTAAAATCATGGCACGGAGGGCGGCGGCATGAAGATCGACATCTGGAAAAGGCCGTGGCTGGCGGTGCTCCTCCTGTTCCTCTGCTTTCTGCTCGTGGGCTATTTTGAGCGGCAGGATCAGGAACTCTTTGAACGAATGGCCCCGTTCACGGAGGCAATGCGATGAACTGGACGGACGACGCCTACAGCGACGAACACGGCCCTTGGACGGACGAGGAACT